AGGCTGGAGTGCCCTGGCTGGCTCTGTCGATAGTATTGAGAAGCGTGTTTCTCATGACTCGTGCCAAGGCCGGATCATAGACGGTGCCGATAGATTCAGTAGCCGCAAACTTCTGAAGGGGTGACAGACCAGCTACCATTTCATTCTGTTGTGGATACAGGTTCTGCTGCTGAAGGGACATTGCCATATCCATGATCTGCTTCAGATGGTCTTGTGCCGGGCCCCAGGGCTGTGAAACCATGGTCTGAGTACCGCCCGCGCTCTGTTTCTTAGACCCTGCCAGTCCACCGAGCACTGATCCCACAATAGGAAGTGCACTTGAAAAAGAACCCATTTATGTGTACCTCATTAAGAACATTTGCCTTCTTATGGGAAAGCCGACCCACCCTTTTTCCACCGCGAACCTGGCAATGCCGGGTCGTGCATGACAGCACAAGACTTGCATGTTATTCCTTTTTGCGTACTCTCTCAACTCTTGATCGAGATAATAAAAAAGGAGCCGTAAATTCTGCCCCTTGATACCATAGAAAAATTGAACATTTAATATATAATCTTCCTTCCTTACCACCACCCACGCCTTCCCTGGAAACTCCAATACTTTTGTCTGGTGCTCGCGCCCTTCTCTTAGAAACCGCTCTTTAGACCAGCCCGGTTCCGCCCATTTTAGCGAAGGCTCTATCCATTCCCAAGACTTCTCGTTAACCTCATGCTCGATCACGCCGGGTTCCAAGAATAATTTCTCTTAGTTCCTTCTCATCCCTGCCCTTATCCCGAAGCGGTGTTTTCTCCCACTTCATCTTGTAATCCTGCCACTCCAGGAGTTCACGGTTCATCTTCTTCGCCATGACGGTTGCTTCCTTCACGCGATGCTGAGCCATATCCAGAAGCAATACCATGTTCTCGGGGTTCTTCTTCGCCTTCTCGCAAAAGAGATACACCTCGCGAAGCACTTCACAAATGAACCACTTATTCCGTTTCAGGTCAACTTTAAGCCGACTAACCTCGTCATCAGTGACAAAGAACTCTATTGCCGTAGCATCGATATAAGGAACTGGTTGGGGCATCGCTCAACTCGCTATCGATGCAATATAGAAGTCCTTCGCCCTCATTCGGTGCCATTTAGAATTCTGGCTATTCATTTCATTCAATACAATAGTCATCTTCTGCAATTGCTGGTACAGGTAGTTGTACTGATACCCTGAGGGTGGAAGCGTAGGGGTATAAAAGAGTGCCATTAATATTTACCTACTGGTTCAATTTCAACCGCAAATCCATCTACGCTCCAGCCTGTGCTGATAGCGGAACTCTCAAAGCGTACACCTAAATACCGACCCTGTAAACGACAGGGAATTCTGGAATCGATTAACGGGTTAAAAGCGTAAGGCCCCGCCCAGGAAGCGGTTTCCTCGGGTCGCATGGTAGGATTGAGATAAATGGAAAGCTCACCCGCCGCACCACTGACTTTCGTAACCATATCCACACGAGGATATACCCAATTGATATTGTAGACCCCAGTGAATCCTGGCTTAGGCTGCCCATCCAAGGTCTGACCACCTAGCGGTAATCTTTCGGTTTCCGCATAACAGCGATAAGTACCCGAGGACCCGTCAATGTAGCCGCTATCCATGACACACATCATGCTGGCGGAATAGGCGCAAAGGAACAGTCTTTGTTCCGGCTGTTGTGTAGTGTCTGAGCTATTACCTACTAAGAACGCATACGGTGACGGTAAAGGAAGCGAATGAACAGTCCAAGTGCCATTGCCATAATTGAAGATGAGCGCCTTGTCAGGAATCGTACCGCTTCCTGTCGCCACAAAATGCACTCTAACTTCCTTCATTAATGGATTGTGAACCACATAAGTTCTATTCCGGTAACTCTTGTGAAGATTCGTCGCGAACCATTGCCTGATCCGCCCTTCCATCAGATCGGTAATTTCCGCTCCATTGTGAATATAGCAGGAGTCCTGCCCGACAAAGAAGTGCTTATCTTCCACTTGGCAGAAACAATTCCGGGCCATCAACCCGTATCCGGTAAATAGTTTCTGAAAAGCGAACACATCCAATCCACCCGTGAAACTCATCGCCCAGATAGCGTTTTCCATGTAAATGATGAACTGGTCGCGAAGCGTTCCGCCGTCGATGACGAAACCAGAACTGCCCACCGAATCCAGCATATTGATTTCACCGCACAATTCCGTGGGATCTGTTTCATTCCAGGAATCAGGAGTGCTACCGGGATCTGCCACCGATGACCACTTCACCATGTACGGGTAGCGGGTTCCATTCCTGGTAATATCCATCGCTACCAGAAATTGCAGGTAGGAGCGCATCACCGAGCACCGCCCCGTAGCGGTCCAATTCGGCAGATTGACCAGAGCGGTAGTATGAGCTGGAGGAAATACCCAGGATTGCGGCGGATCACGCCGATTGTTCAGAACCGCCACGCCTCCTAATACGCAACCTGTCCAATCATTCGCGATGGAAGCCGAATAGCTAGCGGTGGTTCCAGTAATGTCCACATGGGTGGTGGATTGAGAGGCCGTGCTTTCCGGTCCGTAGTAATAGACCGAAGCACTGGAGCAATACAGGATATGGTCATCGGTTCCTGAAAGGCTAGGCACCGCTACCGCATACATAGGCTTGCACTTTTGCCCGTTCAAGATTTGAGCATAGCCCAATCGCTGTTCTATACGGTTATTACGGAACCTGACATTTAACGCATCATTCCAGCCGCCGATAGGCACATCATTGACGCTGGCATCCGCCACCATCCCGATGTTAGCCAGATTGTAGAAGTTGATAACCGCCATTAGCTCGCGCTCGCTGTCCAGTGAATACCGCCATTACTCCCCGCGGCATAACCCGCCGAGCGTCCTGATACTTGGAATCCGGTTTCATAAATATTGATAGCACTGGTTGATGCCCAGTCGCTCACTCCGGTTCTCCATTCGGAATTAGAGGCCTGAGGATTGTACAGCGTTATACTTGGTACGCTGTTTTTCCTCACCGCGAACCGATAGGCCGGAAAGTATTGGTAAGTAGCCGACGTCAACGGTTGCGCGAAAATTAACGAACCTGACCAGCCAGCGGATTGTCTAGGGGTGGCGGAATAGTCAAAACTCTTTTCATACCATCGCTGACAACGTTGTAATTCCGCTGCAAATAAAGGCTCGCGATATTGCCGGGGCTTGTGTCCTGGGCTGACATCTACGGCTGTCAACGTGAAAATAGGAACATCATCGCCCATCAAGTGAGTTTGGTTAGGGCTTATATATTTCGAGTAAATCCCGCTAGCTGTGCTACTGGTTTCCCATGAATTTAAAACCTTTGCGTGATAGCCGGTTCCACCATCTAGTGCCCAAATGAAAGTGGCATATTCATTTTGGGCCCAAGACTGTGTGGAAGGAATGGGCGGAAAGGCCACCTCAATATACTGCCAGGTATTATCCTTGCTTAATGTATATTCTTGCGCGCAAATAAGATTAATAGCAGGATTTCTCACCGCTACCGTATAAGTTCCAGCCAAAGAAGATCCCGCCCAGAAACTCACCACGAAAGGCTGGTATAGGATGTGGTTTATATCCATCACCAATGCTTCGTGATATACCACATAGGCATCACTCGCACCGATAGAATCATCAGGTGTTGTCCCTGTAACATTCAGTCCGCTGCTGATAAATCCTCCACTCGAAACCGCTATCCCGCCACCTGATGTATACGCTATTGGCTGTTGGGAAGAAGTCATCACTCCCGCCCCTTGCTGCCATGTGAACCATCGATCCGCAATCGGTGTTGATCCTGCCGCCGAAACAATAGTTGCTCCTCGTTGCCAAACACAAAAATTAGAATTGACAATGGGAATGTAATGATATGAATTAAGCTGTGACAGCGGGTTAAACAGGCTTCGATTTACAACGGTCTTCTTAGGCACTTTCCTCGAACCCCCACACGATCAGTGAAATAGCAGCCGTTTTATCACAATAAGCAAACAGTTTATTGTTCTGCCCTAACACGATTCCTGCACGCTCGAAAGTGGTGTAACCAGACACGACCGCGCTTTTCTCTAGGTAGGTGGCAGGACCCAAAGTAGCGCTATTGGAGGCCGAGGTGCTGGCCACTAGGTTAAGACTAAGACGAACTGAACTCGCGTTTCGATTACACGCTGCCACGGTAATGGTGGCGATATTGCCCGCCGGACAGTTGTAAACGTAAGTAGTGACGCTCTGACTTAGTGCTTTCTGTGCAAGGATTCCGGTTCCTGTCGCCATATTACCAGCCTATTTTTCTTGCTTTAATGGTAGGAGAGCTTCGTACTTCCTTGCGGGCTTTTAGCCTGGCTAATGCCGCTGCCTCGAAGGAGTCTAGAACTTGTGCGTATTGAACGGCTTCCTGCCCCTGAATCAGATTCACATAAAGGTCCTTCTTCGCGTGTAAGCGGATCAATTCCTCACCTTCCGCGTACCAAGCACCACTACTCGACTGACTCACCGAGGCGTTCAATGCACAGATGTATTGATAGGAGCAAGTATAAGCGGTATCCGGCGCCGGAAACAACCGGAAGGATTGGGTTCCTTTCCGTGAGGCGATAGCATAGTGACCTGGTATTCCCTTGTCACCCGAGTTAAGGTCCCATTCGTCGATGGTAGCATAACTCTGGGGTTCCAGCCGCTTCCTTTCCGTGCCGTCATTCAGCTTGAAGCTCTTGCCTACCACGCCAATAAAGTCGGTAGGCAGCACGTACAGGACCGTAGCAGAGGTGGTGGCGAACGCTGTTTCGTCCGTGTTAAACCAGAACGGTTCGTTCTCGTAGTATCGGATTGCTGTGGCTATTGCGAGTGAGGCTTCTGCTGAAAGATCAGAACGTCGGATCTCGTTCAAGATCCGTGTCTTCATGGTGACTTGATCGGTCATTTCCGGTTCCGTTCTCCTGCTACCACTGCCTGCCAGAATTTCCAAAGATCGACATACGCCCGATTCCTGCCTGAATAATCCCAAAAAACCGGGGTACCGAGCGTAAAATGCACTAGTGCAGCATCATACCTGTATTCATCAATTCCTACAAGATGATTCCATCGATCCGGTAATTCTCCTATTTCCTCATCGCTGACCCAGCGAAACTGGTGCAAGTACTTCCCCTCTACTTCATTGACTTCATCCGGGGTAAGCACCGAGCATTGGGCGCAATTGAACAACATTACGCTAGACCAGTTTTTCCTCGGATACTGTACTTGTCTTGCACCTCTAAATTTAATATTGTACTGGTCCTCATGTTTCTTTTTCACCACCATCACCGCATACCGCTCATCACGTAGGTTCCAGAGCTTTGCAATGTCTTCGGTGACCACCATGTCAGACCCATCGCAGAATAGCGCCCACCCTTCGTAGTTGCACAGGAAAGGCACCAAGAAGCGGGTGAAGGCGAAGTCTGTGGATTGTAGCGGATGTCGCTCCCTCCAGAAGTATTGAGGAAGCTGTGAGAGTCTTAGCGGGGTGATGGAGACGGGTTGAGAAGCATGGGCCTGGAGTGATTCACAGAAGGTAGCGTAACCGGATTCCTGTCCGGTATCGAAACCCGCGAATACCTTGATCATTTCTTCTGCCTTCGGGGTGGTGGAACAGGGACGCTCTTTTCTCTTAGTCGATTCTCGATTCTGGCTCGTTCCTTCCCACGCGCTCCCTTGTAGCCATCGTCGTATTCTTCCCAGGTTTTACCACTCTCTATCAGTAGGTGGCGGTACTTGCGAAGCTTGTGAAGGTCCGCCAGTAGTTGTTTCGCCTCATCGTCCATTCTAGGATACCATGCAATTTTCGCATGGAGTGCCCGACACATCCTTCTTAAGATGCGCCGCACGTAATTCCTGAGCAAATTCACTGTTCCAGGCTTCCATGAAACTGACTTTGTTGAGGTCTCCCATTGTGAAACTAGCGTTATGGTCGAAGCAGCACGCCGAAAGTAAACCGTCTGCTGTGATGTGAGCTTCGGTCATGGGTGCCCAACAAGGCAACGGATCACGTAATGCATCCGCCCTTCCCCTATTCCCCGGTGAAGGCTTCCATCCCTGTGCCTTCTCCTGCTCAGTGACCAATGCCGCTTGATTGTAGAGCGGTAGAGCGTAGATGGAATCCACATAAGGCGAGAGTTCACGAACCACTTCCTGCATTTTCTTGCCCTGCTCCCCATCATAAAGGATATAGGATGCAGAAAGCTGTGTCGGATACCCCTCGTGATCACGTATCCATTTAGCGTCGATAATCGCTTGTTTCACCCGATTCCAGACAGCAGGTTTCACCTTCGTGATAGCACTGAACTGCTCGGCATCCGCATAATTCAGAGAAAACTTAAGGCTGTCCAGCCCGGCGTGCATAATGGAATTAAGCCGCTCTTGTGTGCAGAGCGAACCATTCGTTGTTAAGAAGGTGAAGTAACCTAGTTCCTTAGCGTACACAATAGCCTCAGTAAGCCATTTACACATCAGAGACTCGCCGAGGTAGAAAAGCCCGAGTTCCTGCACGCCCAGATGCCGCATTTCCTTGATGATTCGCTTATAAAACGCTCGATCCATTTCCTGAGCCTGTCGTAACTTTTGGCTTCTCGCACAAAAAGTGCAAGCGAAGTTGCAGTACCCTGTTAATTCGATCTTGCAACTAACCGGAGGTGGCAGGATTGTACCGCGATACGCCTCTGGAATAGCGGTTACGCGATCAATTCTTTCTTCAATCGTCAGCGGAACGTGCACTATCTTTTCCTTCTCTGGAAGATCCCAGAACAGACAAAATTATATAGACCCACCGTCACCAAGTCAAAATAAGGATCAAGCTCCCTAACCCACCACCACACCGGATGCTGGCTGAGGTGAGCGTTACGCCCATCCGCAAGTGTCTTAAGGCTTTGTGCCGTGTGAATAGTGACATACAGAACTTCCTGAGTAACTCGTGCTAAATCAGCGATAACATCGCGAATATGCTCTGGCTCGATATGCTCCAGCACGTCGGTGCAAACTACCAATCGATGCGGTTCTGGAGGATCATCCAACCCTGGAATGGCCGGATCATAGCAATCGACCACAAACTGAGGTAATACCTGAGCCAACGTACACTTTCCCGCACCATAATCCAGAAAGTTTTTGACACCGAGGTCAGAAGCGATACGTGAAACCATCGCTTCCGTTTTCTGCCCTTTCGCTCCGAAGCCTGCCACCTCCCCGTGAAGCCGAAGGTTAAGATCCTGATACCTCTCACTGATCAACATGCTTGACTCCTTCGATTCGCATATCCCTTTCAGGAAAATGATAAACGGTTTTCATCACCGTGATGTCTCGAAACCCCGCCTCATACATCATCCCGCCTAGCGTTTCCGGTGTCCAGCCCCATTTGTGCACTAACCCATCATGTTGGCTTCTGGGATCGCCGTACATTCCCAGAATAGACATCTTGGCATTGTTCGGATAACGAATCAGATTTCCGATACACTTGGCAAGGTCTGGAAGCTCCAGCACCAGCTTGCCTCCAGGCTTCAGTACCCGATGCCACTCCTTGAGAATATCGAGTACTTCTGAATATCGAAAGTGCTCGATAATATGAACTGCCAGGATTTCATCTGCCAGATTATCAGGATACTCCAGCTTCCGAATATCCATGCGAACATCTGGCTCTTTCCCTTTGCTGCCGTCCGTCTTTTTCCAGACATAAGCATCAATATTGACATAACCTTCCAGGTGTGTCTCGCCACATCCCAGATTCAGCTTAATACTTGATTCCACAACTCACCTACCTTTTCTTGTGAGAACCGCTCGTCGATTAACTCTCTTATCAGTTGAATTGAATCCTCTGCTCGATGAGGATTATGCAGCGCGATGCTCACGTCCGAATAGAGATTGCCGGTAAACCCTAACCAGCCCTCGAATACGCGGGTGGATTCCACGGGTGTGCCCACCACGTACAAGCCGAAGGCAACGGCTTCCATCGTCCGAACATGCGACTTGCAACGGTGGTTGGGTTCATTCAAATCCAGCGGTAACACCGCTATATCATTCCTGCCCATCCATTCCTCCATTGTGTGCAGGTCCCACGGTGTCGCGGTGATGTTAGGCACGTGGAACTGTGCTCCTTTCATCAGTTGCGGATGCATCACGATTTCAATCGGATGGTTGCCCCACGGTGGCGGCATTGTCCCTAGATCTACCCGACCATCCGCCCTGCCTATGGTGTTATCGCCATAGAAAAGTCGGAAACTATCCGCAAAGCTAGAGGTGGAACCAAACCAAAGTAGTTTCCCAATGGGGTCGATGGAGTGAATAGGCAGGTTAGGATATAGCTGTGCATCAGGAATATGTACGAACTTATCCTTGAACCGTGGCATGTATTCCCGAAGCTGGCTGATGAGTGCCGTGGTAGAGCAGGTCACGATGTTGGCGATACCAATCATTCGCTGTTCCTGAAACCAATCCTGCTTTTTATAATGGTGATCGGTGAGATCATAGACTACCGTTTGCCCTTGCATCCTGGCAGCGACTGCGTTCGCGTAAGCCACCACGGTAAGCTGATGCTGTTCTTTGGTGGTAATACATTTGCCGAAAACAACGATGTCACCGGTAGGCAGTATTCTTTCACTCTCTTGCTTGGCGTCAATATTTATCGGAGCCTGCATGAACGCCTTTCGCTTCAGCTTCTGAAGATGCCGAAGCGGAAACATCACGCGGTATCGGTGACTTGGAATAAATGGATTGGGGTAGACCTGATATTCGATACTTTTCACTGACGCTCCTTTAACTTTTCAATTAGCCGCGGCATAACCTCGGCCCACGGCTCGCCGTCTTTTCCTCGGATCTGGTAAATACTGTCCTTCGGATACCAGATCATATCGGTTCTAGTCATACCATACCGCCACGCACACTTAAAAGGCGTCAACACGATGGCCGGAATCCCCATCGCCCCGCATAGATGCACCAACGTAGTATTCACAGTAATAATCTGCCCGCCCAGTCTCCTGACCGCTTCCAGGAAAGCGGCGCGGTATTCATAGAAGAAGGCTTCGTTATGAACTCCTTCGATTTCCATGCAGCCGAATTGCTTAGCAAGTTGTTTCGCTATCCGCTTTTCTTTGTGGCAGATAACCTCGCCATTGACCATGATCCGCTCGCCTTCCTTAAGCGGATAAAATAGTGACGCATCTTGAGACGCGAAAATGTTCGGAAATTCCAGGATAGGCAGCCCTGAGTCTTTTATCTCCTGACCAGCATCGTCGGTATACTGTGCACTGATCCAGGTACCACCCAAGGCTTCGATAACAGGCTTAAAGGTAGGAAGCTCAATACTTCTCAGGTCCTTCCTGGTCTTATTGTAGCCACCTTTCCAGGAGACTACATAGAGAGGCTTAGGCAAGTCCTGTAGTTCGCCCAGAAAGCGTTCTACGAGCTCTGGTGGCGCTCTTAGATAAGCCTGTCTAGGAAAGTCTTCCTCACGCTGACGAAGGAATTCTGCTGCATCGGCGATAGCTACTTTCCATTCCGCTTTTTCCTCTTGAGCCCAGTCTAGCGGTTGATCCCAAACCTTTCGAGTGGGATAGATTTTGTAGATCCAAGGAAAATTGTAGGCGAAAAAGGTAGCTAACCGCTCGTGGCAATCCAGAATCACACGGTTAAAGCAGACCCCTATATCCTCCAACATGGAAGCAAACAGAAGCTCATCTCCCACGCCCTGCTCACCGTATACGATGATAGTATCGTGGGGATGTGCCCTACCGTCCCACCACCTAGGTTCCTCGTCTAGCTCCTTCGTCTCCCAGTACTTCGTGGAATAGAACTTTTGCATCCGGTCCTTGGCGGTCAAGCCCCATCCGTAATGGTGGAAGCCTTCGGCCCATTGCTCGGATTCCAGTAGTGTTAAGCCAAGATTCCAGTGCGCGTTGGTGTTGGAGCCGTCAAGCTGGAGAGCTTCCTGGAAGATAGGAATGGCCGTCTCAGGACAGCCCTCATTGACGAAAAGCGAGCCGTAGTTGTTCAGGATTTCAGAACTACGCTTCAGCTTCAACGCCTTCGAGAAAATCTCGATGCCCTTCTCCACATCATGAACACCACGGTAACAGTTACCGAGATTGTTGTAGGCCGGGGCGAATTGCGGGGCCATTTCGATGATACGTCGATAAAGCGGAATAGCGATGCCGAATCGCTTAAATGCAAGATAGCTATTCGCAAGAGCGAACAGCGGTTCTACCGTGTCAGGAAAAGACTGGCAAATCGCTTCAATATAGTTAGTCGCCTGTTTCAGTCCCTCGTCATCCAATCCTTCAATAGCCTGAACTTGGAGGCGGTGGGCTTCTTCAAGCGTAATCATTTGTGACATAAACGCCCATTCAAGCCTTGCGGCTTGCCTAGAAATAGAACAAGGGGAGTTTTAAAGAGCGAGAAAAAACCCCTCCACGCCAAGGAGTCAGACGTGGAAGGGAAGAAGCTTTAGGAGTAAGCGTCTTTTTGGTCGGTGATGTACATAAGAAGCAAACTAACGGTGCCAGACCAAACACCACCCACATTCATGATATTAATGTCGGTGAACTGGTTGACAGCATCGTTGGAGCAAGAGACCTGGAATAGTCTTCCTGTCGTGGCGGATAGCTCATAAGCCCATTCGCCTACACCAGATCCGGTCGCCGTGGTAGCAGCCAAGAACCTATCCGTGTCAGAATTGTCGCCGATGCACCAGATCATGGTTTGTGAGCCGGACACCGTTGCACAATAGAATCGGCTGATAGGCAGAATGATAGCACCGTGAGGCACCTTTGCGATTTTAATAATGCTCGATGCAGTGAGTGAAGTAGTGGTAGTGTATTTGCAAACACGACTTACCGTGCCACTCACCGGATGCTTCACGATGTTGTAGGTAGAAGCAGTAACAGTAGCCATAATTAACCTCCCGCTGCGGCGTAGCTGGTGATAACCAGATTGCCGAAGTTGTTGGTGGTGTCAGCACTGTACGCGAATACCGTCTTTTTCAAGCCCCAAATCAGGCCGGCTGCTACGCCCAATTGGTTGTCATAGTCAAATAATTTTTCGACCCACGAGAACTGGTTAGGTCCGCCATTCTTTCCAAAGGCAACACACGCCGATTGTGCGCCACAGAAAACAGCACGCCGGGTATTAGCCAGACTGGAAGGTATACGAACACTGTCATGAATAACGGTGTTGTTGTAGATGCCAGCAGCCCCGGTGAATATCGGGCTGTCTTCAGGATTAACCCGACCGCTGTTGAGAACAGCTTTCTGAATATCAGCAAATTCATTATTGCTGGTACTGCGCCGAATACTCGTTAACTGGTACGTATGTATCAGGTTTACGAACATATTGGTGGCACCGACTTTGACAGGCCGCAACGGAACCGTCAAGGTCTTAGCGCGCTCAACCGCCACATCAATAATGCTGAACGTGTACACATCAGAGGTGCCCAGAGAAGCCGTAGCACCGCCCGCTGCATCACCCGCCAGCAAAGCATGACCCGTGCTGGTAGCAATCGCTGCTTGCATACCCGTCTTTTTGACATCAGTTTCATCCGTGTAACCTGCCAATTGGTTCATCAAACCCGTGTCGATCATGTTGGAGAACCAATCCGCCAGCCCTTCCTTGGCTTCATCGCGCACAGAGAAAGGAACTCTCTGTTCACTCATTTTTCCAGCACTGCGTACAGCATGCCGAAGTTGATCAATAAATACATCATCGGAGTAGACCGCTAACGCTTCTTCCTGGTCTTCCAGTGTAGAGTCGCCGCTAACGCCTGCCCCGGTAAGCTGCATACGCAACCCCACCCGTACACGGTCGCCGTCGCTCTT